AGAACGAATGGGTGAGCCTTCTGAAGAGAGAACGGAAACAACATATGTTGCCACCGATGAGCCTGAAGGTATGGGATTAAGGCATTTTGGTAAGAGAAAGGCACAAACAAAAGGGGGCAAAATTAATAAAATTGTTGGTACTAAACGAGGCGAAACCGTCCGTGGCGCCTTGGTTGCCGAATTGATGAAGAAACACGGCATGAAATTGGGAGAAGCAAGTAAATATGTTAAAGAACACGGTCTTTACTAATGCCACTGCGTAGTAGCCATTGCATAGGCATCGCCGTTTTGGTCAGCTTTTTGTGATTAATAAATCATTTTTTTTATTAATTTTGGTAAAGCTTTTTATAAAATGTTTTATATAATAAAAAGTATGACCGACTTAAAAAAATCATCGCGAGAAATATATGATAAATTATCTAAATCGGCACAAGATACATATGACAGGGCTATCAGTTTCTTAACAAGTGATTATGCCAAATTATTAGGAAAGAATGCAATAATTGGCATATTATCATTAATATTAATTGGTGGTGCTTCTTTAGCTGGTGCGCGAGGGATTGAAAAACTACAATTGGGAATAGATACCGCCATGGTGAAGAAATCAACACTAAAGGAAATAGCGGAGGCGATGATTGCTGAAAAACTTGGCAAAACACCAAGTAAAAAGGACATAAAAATTGAAGGTACACAAGCACGAATTAAGCTACTTGATATATTATCAAAATTAGGTGGAGAGCATGGGGTTAAAACAACTGCCGCGGGGATGAATCTTAAGGGTAAGGGGTTTAATGATGATATTAAAAAGAAATTTAAAGAATCATCGAAAAAAGTTTATGATGCAATTACATCAGATGAAGCCAAATTAATTGGAAAAAATGCATTAGTTACTATTATATTGGCCGCTATGGGCTATGGTGCAAGTAAATTTATTAAAGGGCCTCAAAAGGGAGAAATACAAAAATCCGCCCAAGATATTGAGCATGATATAAAAATTAGAGACCTTGAGCTTAAGTCTAAAGAATTAAAAGACTTACATGATGCGGAGTTTGCTAAAAAAATTCAAGAAGTGCGCGATGAACGGCAAAAAAAAGAAAAGGCAATGAAGACAAAATATCCAGTAGAATATGGTGCCGAATCCGAACCAGAAGAAGAAGAATATTATGAGGTACAAACTACAAATCCAGCTATTATAAAACCTACAGTCGAAAGACCTACATTTGCAAGTGGGTTAAAAGGCGGTAAATGGACGACCCAAAGTATTAAAGATTATTTACATAAAGTTGTAACAAGTAAAGAAGCAAAGGTATTAGGTGCTACGGCATTAGCCACTTTAATTATTACCGGATTGGGTATTGCTGGATCTAAAGCACTAAAAAGAAAAAGCCCTTGGGAAACCGAAATCGATACCGAATATATAGAAAATATAAAAAAAGCAAGAGCTGTAAAGGAAAACTTACATGAAATAAAAAACAATATAAAGCCAATAAAAAAAGCAACCGCTGTTGTTGATATATTAGAAGAGGAACTAGAGCAGCAGATGAGCCAATCCACTAAACCCGATACATTTGAAGAAGAGGAAGAAGAGCAAAGGCATGCATTAAATATACCATTATCAACATTAGCCTCAAACAAAGCAATCGCAGAATTAGAAGAAATGTATAAAAAAATAGAATCCGATACTATGACAAAGCCAATTGCAAAAAAAGCGGCTACGGGATTAGTTGATAACTATATAAAAACAGCAACTAAAAATGTCATAATTGGTACTGGGTTAAAGGGTAAAGGATTTAATAACGATGTTAAAAAAGCAAAAGATAAAATTTATAAAATTATTACAAGTCCAGAAGCGAAAGTAATGGGTATAAGTGCATTATCATCATTAATATTGGCCACATTGGGTGGATTGGGATATTATGCATCAAATAAATATAAAAATAATTTAAAATTAGCAGAAGATGAACGAAGGCAGGCCGCCGAAAGAGAATTTATTGAGAAACAAAAAGCCGATTGGGGTGTAGAAGAAACACCATATAAAGAAGGGGAACGGGCTTCTCATTTTATAGGAATGGGCTTAAAAGAAGATACTCAAAAAGGGTTAAAAATCGCATCTAAAAAGATTGCAAATTTAATTCAATATGCAAGAGATTTAGGTTTAGATAAGGCCGCATTAGTGTCATTAATTACATTTTTATTAGGTGGTGTTGGATATGGTGGTTTTAAGTATATTAGTAAAAAGGCAAGAGAATCTGAGCCAGTTGGGTATGTCCCAGAGGATGAAGTTAGGCAGGCTTTAGAGGATTTTGCAACTGGAAAACATAGAATGGCTGAAAGAGTAAAAGCGGATACTAAAGATGCAAATTTACCATGGAGTGGATTTGGTTTAAAACAAAAGCTAAAAGGCGGCGACCTGTCAAAATTTGGAAATTATGCAAAGAAGAAAGAGGAGGAGGCCGAAAAGAATGCGAACCCAATTGCCAAAAAAATTACAGATTGGATTTATTCCGATGAAGCTAAATTAATTGGCAAGGCGGGAATTCAGTATTCTATTTTAGCGGCATTAGGACTTTTAACAGCATATGCGGGAAAAAAAGCAGGGGAAGCCGCAATTAGCACAATTCCCAAAGATAGGACTAAAATAAAGGATCCTGAGGCCATAATGCGAAGTTTTGGTGAACATGCACCAACTGGTGATCTTGAGAAAGTCGCAAAAGAAATGCGACAAAAGGCAACAGACGACCGAATAAGAGCGGCCTTTAAAGAAGCATCCCCAACATCTGATGAAATATTAAACTTAAAAAGATTTGCCCTTGAGAATCCAAAAAATAAAGCAGTTCAGCTATACTTACAAGAGAAGGGATATGATCAGCCACTTTCTGAAGATATTATGAGAATGGACCCAAGGTTAGCAACCTTATTTAATTTAAAAGCCGATAAGCCGACAAAACAAAAAGTTCATAAATATTACCCTGATACTTTTACGAAGTTTAAAGATTTATACAATTTAGGAAAGGAGTTTCAGGTCGCCAAATATCTAAAAGAGGCTGAGAGTGGCCATCAAACTTTTGGAGAAATAAAAAATGAGAAGCTAGAAGAAGAATCAAAAGAAGATGATAAACATCTTAAAGAATTTATTGATAAGAATTTACCAAAAGAAGCCGGCAGTGATATAGATGTTGAAATAAAAGCTTTAGAAAAAGTTGAACAAAATCGACCATCTGGTATAGTACAGCCAAAAAAATTAGATAAATCCCTTTTAGCAAAATTTTCTGGAACATCTGCACCAATGCCCAAGAAACAAGGCATTGAAAAACTTACTAATAAAGAAAAAAATGAAATAGTGGAAGGCATTGCCGCAATATTTGAAGGTGGGGATGGGCTTAAAAAAAATAAAGGAAAGGGGTTTAAAGAAGATTTAAATTCTTTTAGTAAATCCAGTATAAAAAATATAAATAAAGTAGGTAGCTCAATATACAAAGTAATTTCATCGAATGAAGTAAAAGGTGTTGCTGGTGGAGTTACCGCCGGTCTAATTGTATCTATATTAAGCATGCTAATGCATGAAAAAAGACAGGCGGTTTTAGCAGCCAGAAGGGCCGCCCCAGCAAGGCCACCCAGGGTGCGGCCTAATTATCCAGCACCACCACCACCCACAAGGGGCGATAATGAATTCAACCCATTTGCGACCGTATAAGATTATTTAATTCCCTTATATTTTTTTCTATACTTTTATGGTCACCCCAAAGAATATATGCACTGTATACACTTGCCGAGGGTGTAAGATTGTCAATCAATTCCCTTTCTTTTGCATTTCCATAATGCCTGGCCCAATACCTATAACGGATTTCTTTATTTCCATGATCGATATATGTACCATGAACCGGATTTAACAATCCAAAATGATAAATTTCACCATTTTTTAATGTTACTTGAAATCTTTTATTTCGTTTCGTACTTGGGCCGATGCTTGCCACTGCGTAGGCATTGCTTTCTTTGTCTCCTTTCTTTCTTTGAAAGAAAGGGTTCTGTTGTCCCGCTCTTTTTCCCATTGCGAATGTTCTTTGAAAAACTTAGTATATCTTATATGATCATCTATTACAGTATAAATTAAAATTCCTGCAACTGAGAATATAATTGGATGTTTTTTAAACATTCTATATATATAACATTTTAAAAAAATTAAAAAAAAATATGGATTATATGGTTAGTGCAACCGACATAAAAAGAATGATTCCTGGGGTTAAGATTATTCGATTCCCTGAACTAAGTGAGTATAACAATATGAATGAGGTTTTGCCATCAGTTAATGATTATGCTGTAATATTCTTTATTGATGAACAAACACCAACAAGTAACATCGGACACTGGACATGCATAATGCGAAACCCAACATTTTATGAGTTTTTTGATTCATATGGATTAAGTAGTAAAGAAGATCTTGAACATATCGACAAAGAAAAAAGAAAAAAATTTGGAGAACAACATGATTACCTTAAAGAACTTGGTGGTAAAATGCTAAAGCATAATCCGGTTGATTATCAGTCATGGGACCCTAAAATCGCCACATGTGGGCGGTATACAATTATCCGCTTATTAGCATTTATGAATGGAATTGATAATCCTAAAAAATTTTATAAATTTTTAAAAGATG